TCCCTGACTGTTCGGTCGCGTACCGGACTGACTCTGCGCTGACATCGTTGAACGCTTCGATGCCGATCGGTGACCATTCGCTACGCTCCAACGTGAGCGTGCCGAACTCTGCCCTCTTCGTGACCGCCCCGCTAGCGTCCGTCAACCTGGCTGGCGAACGAAACCGACGCAACTGGCGGTTGATGTCCCCTCGGATGCGGTCCTGCATGTTCAACGCGGATTCATTGAACTGCTCTTGAAGGACACGCCCCAACTTGTTCCGGTACGGTTCGACCGCTGTCAGGACACGATCCAGATAGACGGCCGCGTCGATCTCGCCGGCTGCTAACTGCAACGCCGGCCCGAGCGGAAACGCGGCGAACATCTCCAACAGCAACGCGTTGAACTGCCGCTCCCGTCCGCGCATCAAGTTGTCGCCGACAGGGCGGAACTTCGGCTGGTGGTTCGAGCGGGCCTTCTCGACAGGCCACGACAACGGGATGTGGCGGATACGCGGCGGCGTCCCCACCGACACCGAGCCTGGCATTACACCGCCTCGGCTTCCTCCTGTGGCAACCCGGCGATGTCGCGTAGGTGTTCGCCGAGGTTTTCGTCGGGGAGGATCGCTCCGACGCCTGCCAGTTTCGACACATAGTCGGCGATCACGCCGATGTCGACCTGCCGTGGTGTCGAATAGTCCAACGACGGGAACAGCGACGAATCGACGCCGTTCAAGCGCATTAGTCGGGGGATGGCGTGCGTGTTGATCACATCAGCGATGCCGGCCACCCACGTTTCGAGGGCGTCAGCGAACAACTGGATCTTCGATACCGACAACGCTTGGGTGCCGACCTTGTCGTGGCCGAGGAGAATGAAGTCAGCCAGGGTGGTCATCGCTATGCGGCCGTCGTAGCGGGCGATGATCGCGGAAGTATCGAACTGTCGCCGGCCGCCTGTCGACAACAACTTCAGGTCGTACGCCAACTGCTTCGTGTCCGGGTCGTAAGCGAGCGGGAACACGATCCCCTCCTGCTCGTCGCGGCGGACGTTGCGGACGATCTGCTTGATCGCTGTCAACGCAGCCGTTTCCTGCGCGGTCGCGTTATCGGACAGCAGATGCGGCGGGACCAGGGCGACAGGCAAGCCGGCGAGGTCGCGTTCGATGCCGATCGCTTCGATCTCTTGGATGCGCTTCTGGAAGTACCACGGCACGAAAGCGTTGCGGAGGATCGAACGGCCCTGCGGGTTGTTCCGTTTCGTAGATGTTCGGAACAGCAGGCAGCGTTCGATCGGTAGGAACACTTCGCCTGAGTCAGCGACCGTATCCATCTGCCAAGCGCCGTCGATGCCGCCGTGTTCGTCGAACTTCCAACGGGTGATCGTCGACTGGTCGCGGATCGGCCACTTGCGCCACCCGTACCTTCCGTCGACATGCTTGGACCGTTCGCTGGCGTCTTTCATGTCGGGGCCGTTGCGCCGCTTGTAGACCACCTCTGTGTAGCAGTACCCGTAGGTGAGCATCGACATGACCGACGACAGGGTGTCCGGCCAGGAATGGCTCATGTCGGTCATGCACGACGAAACGAACTCGGCTTCGTCGACGGCGCGTTGGTCGTTCGGGTCGGACGGGCTGACAGTCCAGTCGACGCCACGCACCAACATCTCGACTGCGTACAGGATCGCGCCGATGACAGGATGGTTGTCCGCCATCTCCCGGTACGTCGCCAAGCCACGCTTGCCTTGCAGTTGGCGCAGGAAGTCTTCGCGGACTTCGCCCCCGTACTGGATCAGACCTGACGATCCGATCTCGCCGAGTTCTGTCGACGTCGGCGATGCTTTCATCAAGTCGTCGGTCATGGACATAGACGGGATCGTAGCCGATGAAACATCAGCCGGCGTATCCCTGGCTTTGTCAACGCGGCACCCACGGGTTCTCCTGTTCGAGAGATACAGGCGACACAGTCTGCGCTCGACGGGAACCGTCGACGATCAGTTCGGTCAACGCCCAAACCAGAGCGTCGAGCCGATCCGGCGATGCTGACACATCCGGCACCCATGAACACAGTTGATCTTCCAAGTCGGGAAACGATCCGACATGGTGGACGCGCCCCTGCTCATACAACGCTGCGATCGGTTCAGCCCGGATGCGTTTCCCGCGCGACGCGTGAACCAACCGGATGGGGATGCCGCGCTCGACGGTATCCAACGTGTGTCGGATCATGTCGCCGCCCTGGTTGGATTCCGCGACGATCCGGTCTGCTTTCAGACGGTGATACGCAGCGATCGCTTCTGACGCCCATTCATGCGGGCTGCCGCGCCGCGACCGGTCCTCCAAGACGTACCCGTCGCCGTTCTCGCCGACGCCGACCGCGACGATTCCCGTTTCGGCAGACGACTCGGTTGATGTGGTTGCCGGGTCGATCGCTACGACGATCCGAACCAAGTCAGGGAGCGACGACACGCGGGCCGCTTCGATCATGTCCCGCGACCACATCGCGCCTTCTACATCGTCGAGAATCTCTGCGTGGAGTTCCTGCCGGCCGAGGCGGGTGCCTTCGTACCGGGCGACGATCTCGTCGAAGAACGACGGTGCCAGGTTGGAGCGGTTCTCATACGTCGAGCCGCTCGTCACGACAACGTCGGTGCGCTCGACCAGCCGGCGGATGATCGGCGTGGGACGCGGTGTGGTAGTCACAAGCGCCTGCGGTCGACTGCCGAGGCGTAAACCGAACACCAGCATGTCCCAAGCATCGGGGTACCGCCATGCTGCTAACTCGTCGCACCAGGCAAGGTCGTGGTTGGGGCCGCGCAACCGGTCAGGTTCGTCAGCGGAGTAGGAGGTGGCGACCGCGCCGTTGTAGAAGGTGATTCGCCGCTTCGACGGTTCGTAGGTTGGGCGTTCGCTGGGTGGGAACACGGACAGGAGGCCCGAGTCGCCTTCGATCATCGTGTCGCGGACATCGGCTGCTGTCGGGCCAACCAGGGCGACCCGCCGAAACCGGCCACTGTTGACCTGTTCGCGTACCCATTCTGAGCCTGTGCGGGTCTTTCCGAATCCGCGGCCGGCGAGGATCAACCAAACCGTCCAGTCTCCGGGAGGGGTCGCCTGCTTGGGGCGTTGCCAGATGCGCCAGTCGTACAGGAACGCTTCGGCGGTGTCAGCGTCGAAGCCGTTGATCAACGCTTCGGGGTGGGCGCGACGGACGATCTCCTCGGCGGCTGACAGTTCAGCCATGTAAGCCCTCATCAGCCGAATGAGTCCTCGCCAGGGCAAACGCCGCTTGTTCGAGGCCTTTCGAGGCCTTCTTTCGTGCTTCGAGGCCTTCTTTCATGCTTCGAGGACTCATGCCGGCCAGTTTGTCAGCCATCCTTAGGCCGCCTTACTGCCGCCGAAGACGGTCCAAGGGGGTTCACACCTTGCGCTAGCCGGCGGCCCGTAAGGAGGCTAAGACTGATCAGTCGGCTCAACGGGCACCTCATGGCTGGGGTCTACATCCCCTTGGCCGTTCGTCAAAGCCAGCGGGTCCACATCGATGTCCTCAACCAACGGCCCCTGCCGCTCGCGCAGTTCGACCAACCGCGCCAACAGCATGTCACCGACATCGGTTCGTAACGCGCCGCCGCCTACGCCTGCCACCTCATGCTGCTTCGGGGCGTCCAACCCCCACAGGTCCGCCCGACGTTTCTCTATGCGCAACGCCCGATCAACCTGGCCCAAGTCGCCTTCGGCAATCGCGCGGTAGATGCGCCGCCAAAGGTCATCCAACCGTTCTGACTGAACAACCCTCTGCTGTTCCACCGTTTCAATCGCCCACCGTTCGAGCGCCGAATCGTAGGCGTGTTTCGCTCCTGACCGGTCGGCATAGTCAAGTTGGCGGGCGATGTCATCGAATGACAGGCCGGCCGCGCGGAGTCGGATGACTTCGCGGTATCGGGCAGCGGTTTCGGGTGTGAGTTGCTGCATGTTGCGAGCCTAGTGTTGCGAGCGTTGTTGCGTGGGGCATGGGGGTGGTTCGTGTAAGACGGCCCCCCAGCAGTATGCGTCTTGGTAGGGGTCAATCCAGATGCTGTCGCCGACGTAGGTGATGCGGGCGTTGCAGGCCTGGCATCGGGTGTCGGCCATGTGGGGTTACTGCCGGTGCTGTTCGGCTTCGGCGTCTTCTCGCGCGCCGTCGCGTTCTTTGGTGAGTTCGTTGGGGTCGTCAGCGTGTCGTGCCGCGTTTTCTCCTCGTGCGATGCGGAGTTCCCAGTTGCGTCGGTCGCGGTTTTGGGCGTGGCCGATGAAGCAGGATGCGTTGTGGTCGAACCCGAGCGACTTGAAGTGCAGGACCCGTTGATGGGGGGTCATGGCGTCTAGTTGGTCGTCGGTGAGTGGGGAGGGTTTTGCCATCAGAACCATGCTCCTGCGCCGTTGCCGACTTTCGCGGTCCAGCGGAGCCACCATATAGCGTAGTTGACGTCGGTGGTGTACGGGGTGTCTCCTTGGTACAACTCGCCGCCGTTGTCGGCCAATGCTTCTTCCAAGCGGTCGGCCAGGGTGTTGCATTCGTCGGGTGGGAGGTAGTCGCCGTCTTCGTTCGTGCCGTAGAACGACCCGTCGTCTAGTTCAAGGGCTGCTGCTAGCCAGTTGCCGTACTTGCCTCGGTACCAGCAGTTGGTTCCGAATATGCCGAGCGCGCCGCCTTCGGTCGGCCGGCCGGGGGCTGTGTCCCACGGGCAGCCGCCTGCTTCGGCGGTGGCTGTGCAGTTGGTTACGCCCGTGTCGGGGTTCTTGATGGCCGTTCCCTGCTCTTGGCAGGGGTAGGTGTGGGGGAAGTTGTCTAGGCCCATGCGGGTTCTCCTTGCTTGTCGTCCCACCAGCGGTCGCCGGTTTCGATGGCTGTCAGGAAGTCGCCGAGGAGTTCGCGTGATGCTTCGTCGCGGTCGTCGACAGTGAACACCGTGAACCACGGCACCGACGACGACCCGTACTGTTGGTGGTACCGCTTGGCTGCCGGGTCGGTGACGTGCCGTAGACCTT